TTTATGGTTAATGTTATTTCATAAAGATAAAAACGTACTATGTTTAGCTACTAAACAAGAAACAGCTAAAAATATGGTAACTAAAGTACGTTTTATGTATGATAATTTACCATCATGGTTAAAAATATCAGCTGATGAAAACAATAAATTAAGTTTAAAACTAAATAATGGTTCTCAAATAAAAGCAGTGTCAGCAGCTGGTGACGCTGGGCGATCAGAAGCAGTATCTTTACTTATAGTGGATGAGGCTGCTTTTATTGAAAATATAGGTGAGATTTGGGCTTCTGCTCAACAAACCTTAGCTACTGGTGGTGGAGCTATTGTACTATCTACACCTTACGGTACAGGAAACTGGTTCCATCAAACTTGGGTTAAAGCAGAATCACAAGAAAATGATTTCCTACCTATTAAACTGCCATGGTATGTCCACCCAGAACGAGATGATGTTTGGAGAAAACGCCAAGATGAATTATTAGGTGATCCTAGACTAGCATCTCAAGAATGTGATTGTGATTTTACAACATCTGGTGATGTAGTTTATTATCCAGAGCATATAGAATATATGATGACTACTCATGTATGTGAACCTATGGAACGTAGAGGAGTAGATAAAAATTTATGGATTTGGGAATCACCTGATTATAGTAGAAATTATTTAGTAGTAGCTGATGTGGCTAGAGGAGATGGTAAAGATTTTTCTGCTTTTCATATCTTTGATTTAGAAACAAATGCTCAAGTTGCTGAATTTAAAAGTCAATTACCTCCTAAAGAATTTGGTTATATGTTAGTAGGTATAGCTACTGAGTATAATGAAGCATTATTAGTAGTTGAAAACGCTAATATAGGATGGTCAGCTATAGATTCTATAATAGAAAGAGGTTATAGAAATCTCTATTATTCACCAAAGAGTGATTCTCCAACTTCTGATTCATATTTTAACAAATATGAAGATTTATCTAAAATGACACCTGGTTTTACTATGTCTCTTAAATCTCGTCCTTTAGTAATAAACAAAGGTAGAGAATATTTTGGAGATCACAGTGTCATAATTAGATCAAAAAGATTAGTTGAAGAAATGAAAGTTTTTATATGGAAAAATGGTAGAGCTGAAGCTCAAAGTGGCTATAATGATGACTTAGTTATATCATATAGTACAGCTATGTATCTTAGAGACACAGCTTTAAAAAATAAAGCTCAAGGATTAGAATTAACTAGAGCTACAATAAATAATATATCAAGACCTTCCCAATATCAAGGAGCTTATTTTGCTTCAGGCAGAGATAACCCTTATTCTATGCCTACTTCTCACGGTGATGAAGATATTAGTTGGTTAATTAACTAAAAATAAACATGGCTGATATTAGCGTATTTACAAGACTAAAAAGATTATTTTCAACAGATGTTGTCATTCGTAATGAAGGAGGTAATCAACTCCGAGTTATGGATGTTGATTCTATTCAAAGAAGTGGTCGATATGAAACTAACTCATTAATTGATAGATATAATAGAGTTTATTCCTCAAATGCTACCTCACTCTATGGTCAACAATTAAATGTTAACTATCAATATTTAAGAGCCCAACTATACTCAGATTATGATGTGATGGACACTGATGCTATTATAGCATCTGCTTTAGATATTGTATCTGATGAATGTACTTTAAAAAACGAGATGGGTGAGGTGCTTCAAATTAGAAGTTCTGATGAGGATATTCAAAAGATTTTATATAATTTATTTTATGATGTTTTAAATATTGAATTTAATCTTTGGTCTTGGGTTCGCCAAATGTGTAAATATGGTGATTTCTTCTTAAAACTAGAAATAGCTGAAAAATTTGGTGTTTATAATGTTATACCTTACACTGCTTACCATATTGAAAGACAAGAAGGATATAATAAAGAATCTCCAACCTCAGTAAGATTTAAATATAATCCAGAAGGATATGTTGGTGGAGGATATGGTCAATTTAGTTTACCTAGTTCTTATGTAGATAATGCTCCAGGTTTATTTTTTGATAATTATGAAATGGCTCATTTTAGATTATTAACTGATGTTAATTATCTTCCTTATGGCCGTTCATATATTGAACCAGCTCGTAAATTATTTAAACAATACACATTAATGGAAGATGCTATGTTAATTCATAGGATCTCACGCGCCCCAGAAAAACGAGTGTTTTATATAAATGTTGGAGCTATTCCTCCTAATGAAGTAGAAAACTTCATGAAAAAGACAATAGCTACAATGAAAAAAACACCATATATTGATCATCAAACAGGTGAATATAACTTAAAATATAACATGCAAAACATGTTAGAAGATTTTTATATTCCTGTTAGAGGTAATGACCAAACAACTAAAATTGAAACTACTAAAGGTTTAGAATATAATGGTATTGAAGATGTAGTTTATTTAAGAGATAAATTATTTGCGGCCCTTAAAGTACCTAAAGCATTTATGGGTTATGAAAAAGATTTAACAGGTAAAGCTACATTAGCAGCTGAAGATATTCGTTTTGCTCGTACAATTGATAGATTACAACGTATAGTATTATCTGAATTATATAAAATAGCTTTAGTTCATTTATATGTTCAAGGATATAGAAATGAAACTTTAACTAATTTTGAATTATCATTAACTACTCCTTCAATCATTTATGATCAAGAACGTATTATGTTAATGAAAGAAAAAGTTGAGTTAGCCAAAAACATTATGGATGCTCAATTATTACCTTCTGATTGGATTTATCACCATATTTTCCACTTTAGTGAAGATCAATTTGATGAATACAGAGATCTTATTTTACAAGATGCTAAATAATATAAATACTCAACAAAATATTTTTGGTAAAGATAGATTAGGTAAAACAGCTATGAAATATGACGATGAAATGGCTGGTTTATCTAAACAATTAACTGAAAATATCCAATTAACTTACTTAAAAAATAAACAGTTATTGGATGAGATGGAAAAAAAAATAGTTTTTCAAACTGATAAAGTAAAAGAATCACTTCTTGATGAAAATCAGTTGCGAGATTAAAATTTCCTAATATATTTATAACAAAAACGTAAATTTAAATGCTTATAAAACATTCGAAATTTAAGAATACTGGTATTCTTTTCGAACTTCTTGTTAGACAAATAACAGCTGATACATTATCCGGTAAAAACTCAGAAGCTACTAATATCCTTAAAAAATATTTTAGTAAAACAGAATTAGGTCGTGAATATAAATTATATGACAGTTTACTCAAGCGTAATAATTTAACAGAAGGTAAAGCAGATATTGTCATAAACACAGTTTTAGAAAATTCTAAGCATTTAAATAGATCAGCTCTTAAAAGACAAAAATATAATTTAATTAATGAAATCAAAAAACATTATGTTTTAGAAGATTTCTTTAAAACTAAATTACCTAATTATAAAGCTCAAGCCGCTATATATACTTTAATTGAAGCTCACAATAGTGATAAACAAATAGCACTTGACCAAACAATTAATAATAAAATTGCTTTATTAGAACATTTAACCTCTAAAACTGTTAAATCTAAAGATAACACAGATGAGGTTATTAATGAGTTTTCTCACTATGATAAAGATACTCGCATTTTAACTTATAAAATCTTATTAGATAAGTTTAATGATAAATACTCAGATTTTAGTGATGATAAAAAATCAATTTTAAAAGAGTTTATAAATAGTGTTGATAATACTAATAAACTTAAAGAATTTTATAATTCTAAAATTGTTGAATTTAAAACTCAATTAACCAAACTAAATTCTAAAACTAAAAATCCAGTCACTAAAATTAAAATTAATGAGGTGACTAATTTATTGTTAGAATTAAGTAAAAATGATAAAGTAACTAATGATAATATAGTTAATTTACTACAGTATTGTGATTTAATTGATGAATTAAAAACTGTAAATGGCTAAGAATTTAGATAAGCTTAAAGAAATAGTACTTAAAAAACTAAAAGAAGTAAGTGCTACAGGCGCCGGAGCAGGTGCTGGCCATTTTACACCAGGAGAAGGAGCAAATTATGCTACTCCATTTGCTTTTAATCCAAATAAAAAAGCTAAAGGAGCTGAAAATATATATTATTATAAATTAGGTTGGAAACCAGTTGATACTAAAAAACTTCATAAACAAGCTAAAGGTATTGAGCATAAAGATTTATGGAAGAAAAAATTAGAGGAAGAATCAACTGATGTTTATGTAAATAATCTTAATTTAACAGATGACTCTTTAAAGCAATTTATAGAAAAAAGAGTAAGTGATTTTGATAAAATAGAAGATAAATTAAATATACTTCTTCCATTATTAAAACAAGCTAAAGAAAAAACTATGGAGTATTATAAAAATTCTCCAGACTTTAAAATACAGTATGGTACTGACTTAGCTGTTGACTATTTAGATGACATAATAAAATTATTTCAAGAAAAAAGATGAAAACACTTCAAGAACAATATAA